AATATACTTTTCATAAATAATTTTTTCTTAATAAATACTTTGAAAAAACTTAATTGCAAAGTAAAAAATCACTTAGATGAACATTTACCGAAATTAAATTATAATTTGTTTGATTTTCTTATGTTTTCGTCACTCCATAATGGTTGTAGGTTTTTTAAGGACCAACAAGTCATAAATTCATCATCACCAATTTCTGTTATCTGAAATGACGATATTGGTTTTATGTGATCTACGTGCCACTTACCATAATTATCCCAAGTCATATTATCTTTAAATTTACTCTCTAAATGTTCTATTAGGTTTTCTGGTGAATATTTTAGTGTCTCAAAGTAGTGACCGTTTTTTTGAATTTGGTTTTCTTTTAATACTTGATATATTGCGGTTCTGAAATTATTGATTAGTTTATAGATGGGGTCATTTGCTTTACGAGTTCTTTCGTAGTTTCTTTTTATTTCACGAATTTTGTCTTTATTTTTTTCACGATATTCTTTTATATATTCGTTCCATTTGTCTTTGTTTTCTTCATACCATTCTTTGTGATTATTATATAATCTTTCTTTATTTTTTTCACGGTATTTTTTATCGGCAACTTTTTTTCCACCAATAAATCTTCTTCCAGACGGACCAACCTGAACACCATTTTCTTTTAAAATTCTTAAAATAATTTGTTGGTTTATATTTAATTCTTGTGAAATTGATTTTGAACCTAATAATTCGTCATTATACATTTTAAGTATTATATCAATGGTTTCTTGTGTTGGGATATACTTTTTCATATTTATAAATATAATAAACTATAACAAAAAATCTATTATTCATTTTAAATAAAATAAAAAAGGTCAGATTTCTCTGACCTTTTCCTTATATTTTTAAGATTTTGATTATCTCAATTCTCTTAAATCAAATGTACGAACACCATCAACGGTAACACGGGCATAGAAGCGGTTGTTGACCATTTTTTTCGCATATCTGGTCATAATACCTTTGATAGGCGTAAAGTTGAACGGATTATACATTGTAGGTGTTAATTGTAGAGGTACATACGGTGCGTAGATGTAACCTGTGTCTAATAAAGACGTTCCTTTGTGGCCCAACAAAATTGTGTTTGGTGGGAAGTAAGGGTCTCTATACACTTGGTAACGACCAGCTAAAGTACCAACTCTTTCAATACCCATATTGTATTGGTCTTGCTCAGGAGACGCGTTAGATACGTGGAAGTATTCTAAGTCATCAAAGATTGCAGAAACTTCAGAAGAAACAACAATCCAGTTAGCACCACCTCTCAAAGTTGATTTGTGAATTTGTGCAGACAATTGGTTAATTGCAGTAATCAAAGTTTGGTTCCAATCTTTTTGAGTGTAAGAAGTTGTTAAAGACAATCTTCTCCATCCGTTGTAATCCCATCTTAGGTTCCAAGCAGCACCTTTTCTCAAATCTCTCAAGATTTCTCTATCGATTTCAGCAGCAACTTGCTCAGAAAGTAATGCTGTAAGTTCAGCTTCAGCATCAATGTTATGGAATGCAGCAACGTCTTGAGCAAGCTCTGGAGACCATTGTGCTCTTAATTTTCTTTCAGTTACAGAAACTGTTACAGACTCAAGGTCAAAAGAAACTTCACCGATTTTTTCTTCAAATTCTAGTTCTTCATATCTTCTCCATACAGCAGTAAATGATGTACCAGAAGTAATTGCAGAAATAGAAGAACCTGTGTATCCGTCTAATGAATCATCACCACAAGATGCACAAGCGGGACAAGAAAGATCAACTTCAAGAATAATACATCCATTTGCGTTACAGATGTCATAGAATGAACCACCATTTCCATCAATTGGGAAAGTAGTTTGTGTTGTTTCACCATACTGAACAATTCCTTTACCATATTTTTGAGTAACAACTCTAAATAAAAGTGGTTGAGACGCAGTAGGAAGTGGACATGTGTTACCAGATGAAAACCCTAAACCAGTATTTGGAATAATTTTAAGATCAGAAAGGAAAGATTCTGTATCGATTTCGTTTCCGTCTGGTCCGACTAATTTTCCAGCACCAGGGATGTTATTCCACCCACAAAGTTTAATAAGAACTTTTCTTGTGTTACCAACATAAGCATTAACTAATGTTCCTGTTGCATCAACTAAAGAACTACCAGTCCAAACAACAACTGTAGCTGGAGCTGTAACAGCTGACCAACGACCTTTTGAATAGTCAAATAAACCACCTGGATCTAATCCTGGTTCTGCGCCTTCGTAGAATAAATCGTAAAGATTTTTTGCGTAAGGAAAGTTTGTCGCAGACGAGTCACCATAACCTTGTCCTGGACTATTTTGACCAGAGTTAACTGCTTCTGGAGAACCAACTGGTGGATAATGAACACCTGATGTTCCGTTATCATAACCACTTGAATACCCTTGAATTTTAGGTACAAAGAAGAACAATTTACCGATAGGTAAGTTCATTGCTTGTACAGATACGATATCGTTAGCTAATAATTTAGAGAATACTCTTCTAACAATTGGAAATACAACTGTTTCAAATGCACCATTTGATCCTTCAGATGTTGCTTCGTTAATTAAGTGAGACGCTTGGTTTTCATACAACTGCGCAACGTTCTCTTTTAAATGTCCTTTAAGACCTTCTAGGAATCCTAATCTATCCCATTTGTTAATTGTATCTTCTTTGATAACTTTAAGGTGTTTTAACCCAATGTTACCAACAAGACCTGATTCTAATAATGCTCCCATTTTTATTTGTTTTTTGGCTTTATTTTTTATTTATGTATATTATAAATATACTGTACTTTTAAAAAGTTTATTTTATTTTAGTCATTAAGTCTTTCATTCGTAAAAACTGTGGATTTTCATACGTTTTTGATTCAATCAAATTCGCGGCAGACCCAGTAGATGGAGTAAATTCTACTCTTCTTTGAACCGATTCTGCAATTGTAGTTTCACTAGCTTTTGGCGAGTCCAACTCTGACTTAAGTGTTCTGTAAAGACCTTTAGATTCTTTTAAAGTTTCGGCATTGTCGAATCTTCTAAGAATATTAATCTTTTCTTGTTTAGTTGTTGAATGTTCTGTGAACAATCTAGTCGCGTAAGCAAGGTTTGAATTAAATACTGCAACTTCATTTAATTTAGTTCTAAACAAATCAAGCGCTTTTCTGTATTCATCATTTTTTGCTCTTAATAATTCAAGTTCTTCGGTGCTTTCTTTTCTTAGGTTAGCTGGTGCTGCTCTTCTTTTGTCTACACCAGGTTTACCCCAAGATCTACCACTACCTAAAGTTCTTGACGCTTCTTTAAATTCTGATTTTCTCATAGAAGGTTTAAGTTTTTTAAATTCACCATCTAAGTTTTCACCTTCTTTATATTCGAATTTTGCTTTACCAGTACCCATAGTTTTGTTAACTGTTTTCTTAACAGTTTTAAATCCACCATCCATATTTGGTTTTTTACTCATTCGATATTTTGAAGCGTTACCCATTCCAACACCTTTTGCTTTAAATCCTTTAGATTCCATCATTTGGTGATATTCTTCACTAGAAAAATCTTCCTCTTCAAATTCAAATCTACTTGTTTTACTTCTACTAAACACACCATCCTCATCATCCAATGCTAATTCGTAGATGTTTTCAGTTTGTTCATCCCTGACAAAAGTTTCACCATTGTCGGCTGTAAATTCCATCTCTTCTGCTAAAGATTCGTAATCAAAATCATCATCTTCAAATTCATCTTCAAATTCATTAGATTTAAATTTACTGGCCATCGGATCTTGATTAAGCACTCCTTTTTCTCTAATACCCATATCCAATTTGTTCATAGGCATATAATCATCATCATAATCATGCTCGCCTTCAAAAGAAGAATCCCAATCATCTCCCATGCCATCCAACATACGACCTATGGCACTATCTTCATAGTCTAACATATTATTTTGACCTTCAAAATCCTCTTCATCTTCATCATCCATCATTGATTCAGAAAGTTGGATAATGTATTCTGTGTCGTTTTCGTTATCAGATAAATGTATCATATTATCATCTCTTTTTACTACAACACCATCGTTATCTCCCATCGCTCTAAATACTCTTAATACTTCTGAGTCTGAAGCTTGGGTTAAATCGACTGTGTCATCATCAGAAGGCATTACTGGTTGACCCATCATTTCATCATCTCCCATGTTATCCATGTCATATTCATCGTCATCAGTACCTTCTTCGTTATCAATATCAGTGTCCTCAATGTCCACGTCAATCTCTTCTTCATCCTCAACCTCATCTTGTTCTTTCAGAGATTCTTTTACTAATGAACTGATTTCTTCCCTCATTGTTGATGAAAGTATTCCTTGTGCGTTTCTTTGTAAAGACTCTTCCAAATTCTTAATCTGGAATAATGCGTCTTCTACTTCTCTTTGATTTCTTGCCATTTTTATTTTTTGACTTTATTCAAATAAATACACGGGTTTTTGAAAAAAATCTAATTTTAAACAATAAAAAAAGGGAATAACTAATGTTACTCCCTTTTTGTAAAAAATATTTTTTAAGTTTTTATTCTATAACCTCATCAATTTTACTTTCGGTAATTGATGTAATCCTCCAGTCCATTGTGTAGTTTTCATAGATTTTGGTCACTTTTGCCTCAACATCCGTTGGTGTGTACCCTAAAACTAATTTTTCTTCTTTTACTTTTTTTACTCTACCAGATTCTGAATCTAACAAATCTGATGTAATCTTTGCTACAAAATATTTTTCTCCTTGTTCCATAATTTTTTTTATTTACCCAAATAATCGGATAATCTTTTCATTAAGTCAAGAGATTTGTTACCAGATTCACCAACATTTCTTTCTACGGTCATTCTTTTTTCTTCTTCTAAATTTTCATCAAACTTATGTCTATCATTTTTATCTAAAAATAAATAAGCACCAGGTGTTGATGGTGAAGATACTAAGTCAAAACAAATTAATTCAAAATCATCTTGTACTTCATTTTGTTCTCCAACTTTTTTAAGTGACCCAACACCTCTAGAAGAAATACCAAGCGTTACACCTTGTCTAAGATAATTTGCGGCCAAATCTCCTTTTGTTGAACAAACACCTCTTTCGTGAAAACCTGGACTTGTAAGTAATTTTAATTTACCCAATAATACCGGTCCGTCCCACCATACTTCGGTAATCATATGTGATACCCTATCAAGATCAATTAAAGAAGATTCCGGGTGGTTAAGTTCTGAAAGGGATGCTCCCTTTTCAATCATCTTTTTATAGTTCTCAGCTTCTCTTTTTAATATCTTTTCTGGATAAACTCTACCATTTCTATTTGGTGTATCATATTTCTGCAATACAGCATAGAACTCAAATGGTTTTGAATAATCCAAAAAGTTTTGAGATTCCATAATGTAATGGTTATTTTGTGATTTTGGATTTATATATCCCGCATCATATTCGATAAGGATTCCTTTACCAGTTTCATTTGGTCCTAAAATTTTCATATTTAAATTTTATTATAAATATTAAACTTTTTCGGTTTTTACTTTTAAAGGTTTGGTATTTCCATTTTTTGTTAGATAAAACTTAAAATAATCATTCTTGTTAAATACGTCTGAATAAATTTCTTTGGTGATATTTTTTAGATATTTTTTTAATTTCACTGATTTGAAGTCAATTTCTTGTGTTAAATATAAATTTATTTCTAAATTCATAAAAGATTTTTTTTTCATTTGTAATCCACTTGTTCTTAAATCTAAATCTACAATAAATTTATCGTCAAAAAGTTCTTTGTTTATGTTGTTAAAAACAGAGTGTTTAACACTTCTATTCATATTCAGAACAACTCTTGTCCAGTTTTCTGCTTCTTTTTTTGGTTCTACCCAGGTTTGGATATTCAAATAAAGTGATTTGAATTCTTTGGAATCTACTGTTCCATAACTTACTTTGGATGTTCGAAATCCATTAATTTTTGAGGTTTTTCCCTTTTTCATAAAAATTTTACATAGTCTCAATGTTTATTTTAGTAAAATTTACATAATTTTGTAATATATATCAAATATAATAAAATCATTTATGTTAATAGTACAAGTAAAAAAAAACGACATCGAAAGAGCCCTAAAAGAATTAAAAAGTAAGGTAATAAGAACCAGACAAAATTCCCATCTTAATAATAGAAAAGAATTTACAAAAAAGTCTGTCGAAAGAAGACAGACTTTACAAAAAGCTATTTACATACAAAGACTAAAAAATATAGATTAAATACTTCTATTTAGTTCTTGTAGTTTAAAAAACGAAATTCTATCAAAGTTTTCATTCTGTAGTCTATTTAATGTTTCATCAATTGTTTTAAGAACATCAGAATCCGTTTCATTTTTTTTGATATCTTCTAATTTATCAAGAACATCTTCTTTTATAAGTTCATATTTTAACTTTAATTTGTTTTCATCCTCAGATAAAATCTTTGTTAAAGTTTTTTTACTTTCTTCATTTAATGAATTGATAAAATTGCTCAATGTTTTATTTGCAACATTTACCAATTTTTCTACCGGTAATTTTTTTACGGTTTCAGTTTGTTCTGGACTATTTTTTAAATTTTCAAGAATAATTTTTTTACTTTTAATTTTGTTTTCTAAAGTTAAAACACTTGTTGAAAACAAATTATCTATATTTTCATAGTTATTATTAGATTTAATATGACCAACCCACAAATTTAATTCTTCTAAATTTTTTTTAGAAATTTTATTAATTGTATTCTCATATAAAACTATTGATTGGTTTATTAATTCCGAAGCGATAGATTCGTTTAATCCCTTGTTACTTGATAACTCATCATACAAATAATAAAGTTTACTAATGTTTTTATTTTCTAACACTAATTCTTTAAAAACAAATAATGTGTCTTTAAAAGAATTTTTCTTGTATGACTCTGTAAGTAATTTTTCAATTTTACTTTTTATTAAACCAAATTTCATAATTATTTTTAATTATAAATATATCAATCTTTAAGTATTTTTAATAATTCATTTTCGATATCACCAAGAGAACTATTTTTTATTATAAAATCATCATCATTTGATTCTAATAATAGGTTTTCTAGTTTAGCTCTACTTTCTGGCAATCCACCTAAATCATCTCCTCCTGGTGGCGGTGGTGGTCCTCCTCCTGGTGGTGGTGGTGGTCCTCCTCCTGGTGGTGCGCCTCCGGCAGCTTCTCCACCTTCAGTTGTTCCACTTACAGTTTTATATAATTTATCGATATTATCAAATAATCCAGTATGTGTAATAATTGTTGCGGTATTTGCAAGTTCTGCGGCAACAGCTCTTTCCATTCTTTGTCTTTGAGCATCCAATTTAATATCTTCATCTGAAAAACCAAAAATGTGTTTTTTAGCCCAAGTAGCAGATGTTGGTGCTAATGTATTTGGGATTTCTGTAACCATATCTTTGTATAGTGTTACTTTTTCTTTCCACACATCAACCATTAAAAGGTCTGCTTGTTTTGATGGATTATTTAACCCTAATGTAAAGTTTTGTAATTCATCTTCAAAACCTAATAGAAATAAATGAATTATTGCAACTTTATTTAATTCTGATAAAATATTTTTTTGTATTCTATTAATTGTTCTTGCAAAACGAATATCAAGTAATGATAAGTTTTTACCATCACCAACAACTTCTTCAAAACCTAAGTAAGCTTTTGGTATTCTTAGAGCCGTAACTAATTTCTTTTGTATGTATTCAATATCCGCAATTTCAGATAGATTTGTTCCACCTGGTAATGTTTCAATTGGCATTGTTTGTGTTGCATCTCTTACTGGAATAAAATAATCTTGGTCAACAGCCATTTGGTTAAACCTTAAATCAACATTACCTGTTTTATGGTCAACAACTTGATCTCTTTTAAATTTGTTGGCAACACGTTGTACATATGGTTCAACATCTTTATCATCCATATTTCCAACAAATACTTTAAAAACCCTTCTTTCTGGTGCTCTAGATGTACGATAAATTAACATCGCATCTTCGGCTAATACAAGTTGTTTCCAAATCCTTCTTGCTTTTTCAAGCATTGATGTACCATAAGGAAGTTTTCTATCATCACCAAGTAATCTAAAGTGTGCGATTTCAAAAGTGCTAAAAGCCATATTCTTTTCTTTCCAGTTGAACCTTAAACCTTTTTCAGCTGGGTTATTTTCAGAATTTGCCGTCTTTGGTGTCATCCCTCTTTCTAATCTTTCAATCTCAATGTTTGGTAATTGTACACCACCAATAATTCCTTTTTCTGGGTCTAATTTTAGATAAACAAAATTATCACCATACTTACAAGTGTTTCTAATCCACATTTGTAAGTTTGTGTTAATATCTAATGTGTTATTAAATAAATCTGCAAGAATTCCTTTTATTCTTTTTGATTCAGAATATATTTGTAAAATATGTCCGTCTTCATTTGGGGTTGTAGATTCTTCGGCGTATATATCAAGTGCTGTTGAAATCTCTGGTGTAAACTCCATAGATTCGTAATCGTAAAATGCCGCTAGTCTTGTTGGTTCATAATAAATTGCCTGAGTATATAGGTTACTTTCTATTTTTTGCCATTGATTTGATAAATATAGTGTTTGTTGAGCTTGGAGTTTTTCCTTCTCAAATTCATTTTTATCTCTTGTTTTTAACAGGTCTTGTTTACTAAACTTATGTGTTGGCACATCTTGACCTAATAATGAATTAGGGCCAAATGCTTTATTAAGTCTTTGCCAAACTGTAAGTTGATTTGTATTTTGTTCCATAATAGAAGTTTAATTTATAATTATCAAATATAAATATTCATTAGTATATAATGTTTTCACCACTTTCTGTTAGTATTGAATCTTGTATTTCAGTTAGAATATAAAAAGTCTCAACTATTGGTATTGGACTTGGTGTGGGTGGTGTAGGACTCGGTGTTGGCGTAGGTGTTGGTTGTGGTATTTCCCTAAAAGTATCTTTTGGGGTCCCTATTTTATATTGAAAAGTTGGTGGAAAATTTTTTACCGAATATATTGGTTGGTCAGGTACTACTAAATTAGCCCCACCAAATATTCTACCTGAAGTTTTTCTTCTATCTAAACCCATAATAATAATTATCTTTTACCACCAAATAACCAACCGTATTTCATATAATCATCTTTTGATGGTCCGGAATTCATTTTCATTCTTTCATTAATCATATTACCATTTGGTATCATTGGGTCAAAATGAATTTGCTTACCGACAGAATCATTGTTTGCAACAGTCCAGGAGTCTATCATTATTTTTGTTGACTCAACAACCTTTTCAAGTTTTGAAAATGATGATTCACCAACATAAATTGCCATTGATATACCCATAATAAGGTCATCGTGTTGACCTCTTTGATGGTCTGGTCTTCCGTTTACATAAACAAAAGTATTCATCTCGTTATATAACCGAACACTCTTAATCTTAAATTTATGTCTAACATATTCTTCAAAAGCCGCAACTATTTGAACTCTTTTATTATTAAAATTTATTCCAGGAATTTTATCTTGATTTTTTGGGTTATAAGACCAAATATTTGTGGAATCAACACCATCTATATATAAATTTTTATATCCAAGTTCTTGCATTTTTCTAACCGTTGTAATCCCCATACCGCCGGTGATATCAACAACACAAAACGCATTATACATTAATCCCCATTTAAAGGCTATTTCAGCTAAAGCGTCTGGGGGTATTTTTCCCACATATTCTAAAACTTGTTCTCTTTCATCAAAATCAATTATTTGAATAGATGAAAAGTCTTCACTATCACCACGAGAAACGTCAACACCCATAATATATTTATGTCCTTGCTCTGGTTCCTTCCACATCCATAAAGAATTCCCCATTAATTTAGTTGACGCATCCTGTATTGTACTTTCTTTTATATATTCTAATTGTTTTGATTCAAATACGTTATCACCAGAACCAAGAAATTCACAGTTAAGCTCTTGGTTAATCTTTCTCTTATCATACTTCAATTTTTTAACCATTTTCTCATACCAAGGAGAACATGGTTTATAACCTTTAGCAAAATATTCCTTAATTGTTATATAGTCTCTGTCATATGGGTCACTATCAGCAAATGAGATATTTTTAGAATGGTCTTTCTCATCTTTATTTAAAAGATAATCAACCATATCGTCAGTTGGAACCAAATAGAGTTCTTTTGAGTATCTTGGGTCTTTCCACCAAAACATTTCAGAAATTTTAAAGTTATTCATTCCCTTTGTTGCTTGATTGTAAATTTCGTAATAAATTGGGTCATAACCATTTGGTGTTGATACAACGATAACTTTACCACCAGTAGAAAGTGATGCCATACAAGCAGCCCAGAAATCACCATCAGCTTCGATAAACGCGGCCTCATCAAAGACAAGAATCGTTGGTGTATAACCTCTAAGAGCATCTCGTGATGTTGCAACCGCTTTTACTTCACAACCATTTGTTAATTTATAATGTCTTTGTGAATTTTTATCGGCAGAAAATCCAGTCCCAACCCATTTAGGCCATTGATCTACGAAAGCCCTAATTTTGTTTGCCATTTCCATTGATGTATCAAGTTTGTTGGCAATAATTAGGATTTTTTCTGGTCTTTCTTTTTTTGCAAAAACAAGTCTTTTTGATATCCACGCTGCCGTTACAGTAGAAACTCCAGCTTGACGATACTTTAATGCAATATTTTCTTCATAATCTTCATAATCGGTAAGTAGTGACACCTGATCTGGAAACAACTCCAAAGGTACGTATTTTGACACTGTGTTATCATATGTTTGTAGATATGTTCTTAAGGCGTATGAGGTATCTTTCATACACCTTACATACTCAAGCATTATTTGTTCTTTTGATAAACTCATAAAGATATTTTAATATAAATATCAAAACCCCCAGTTATTTTCATAAAGGGGGTTTTGTTTGATAATATATTATTTTTTTATAAACCTAGTTTTGTTAAGATGTCATCACCATCGTCATCATCGTCGTCATAGTCATCATCATCGTCATCATCTTCTTTATATTTTTTGTAGTTAGCTTTTGCTTGTTGTAATAACTCATTAAACTTTTTCTTTACTTTTTCATTATCTGATGAATTATCTGAAATAACATTTGCGATTACATTTTTTAAAAATTCTTCTGCTGGAATACTATAAAGTAGTTGCTCAAAGAAAGGAATGTATTTTTTACCTTCGTTATCTAGAGTTAATTCATCTGGAAGTAATGTTCTTAATTTTCTTACAAGCTCACCACCAACACGGAAGTTCATTGGTTCATTAACCATTGTATCTGTTTGACCAATTACTTGTGTTGCCATTTCTGGGTCCATATCTTTCCATTGCGCTCTTGATTGTATCATTGAAAATGATTTGAATAATTCGTGAAGTAAGATTGGGAATATTAATCCGTTTGCGTAATACGTATCATTTCCATCTTCTTCTTCACCTCCTTGGTCGTCGTCGTCGTCATCGTTACTTTCTTGTTTTTTACCTGCAGCACCAGCAGCATTTCCACCAAGTGCTTCAATTAAATCTTCATCGGTAAAATACATTAAATCGTTTGCACCCATAATTTTATTATAAAGTGGATATAATCCTGGATTAATAGCATCTAATCTATCTTTATACATTTGGTAAGCAAACTGACCACGTTTTCCTTTACCCATTATAATTGCGTTAATTACATTTCTCTTTTCAATTTCTAATTGTTTTTGTTCTTCTGGCGTTAGTTCGTCAATATCAAATGAAAAATTTGGAGGTAACGGAAGTTTTTGTTCTTTTTGTGGTTTCATTTTAAAAATTCCTGGGTCAATTGCTTGTTCACCCAAAAATGTTAACATATTAACAAAATCAAATTCATATATAACACCACCATCTTTTCTTTTCTTAACAACTAGGCCTTTTTCAATTGCTTGTTCCATATTATCAGAATAAGGTAACCAACCTTCTTCTTTTGCGGCAATCTCAACTGCCAAATCTCTTAATTGTTCTTTATACCTAGGCTCAAGTTGCATAGCCTGTCTAACAGCTTGCATTTGTGCCATTTGTATTGCCATTTTAACTTGTGGATTTGTGATATTTTGTTCAGTACCAAAATACCTTTTCACATAATCAACAACTTCTTTAAATCTTTTACCAGCAATTTTTTCAACATCTGAAACACCACCTCTAAAAGCTCTATTTTTTGCGTAGATACCTTCTGGATCCTCAATTCTTTGTTGAGTCCTTGGGTGCATTCTTTCTGGATAATCACCGTAATCAACAGGCGCTTCCTTTACTATCTTTCTTACAAGTCTTTCTAATTCTCTATTTCCCATTTTTTATTTATTTAAAATTGATTCTATTGCTGACATAAAGTCATTTTTTTGTTCTTCAGCTTTTGGTTGTTCTTGGACACCTGGATTTGGATCTTTAAAAGGGTTACCTTTTCTTCTTGTTGGTGTTTTAGTTTTTTCCCTTTCCTTTGTTCTTTCTTTTTCCCTTGTGTTTGCTTTTGGTTGTTCCTCAACACCTGGATTAGGGTCTTTAAAAGGATTTTTTCTTGTTGGTGTTTTAGTTCCTGGTTTTGTTTTAGTTTTCTCCTTTTCTTTTGTGTCTTCTTTCATTTCCTTAGATATACTTGTTAATCTCCCAATTGGTAAATTCATTTTACCATTCTTTTGAAACATAGTATTTTTCTTTGGTTGTTTCAACATAAAATTTTCTGACTTATCAACCTTTTCTTGAATTGTTCTTAGTAACTCACCTTTTGTCATACTTGGCTCAATGTGTTTTTCAATCATACCAAATATTTGTTCCTCTAGATATTTTTCGTAATCTTCTTCAGTTCTTTTTTTAGTTGTTTTTTCTGGCATATCTTTATATTGTTTTTTAGACGTACTATCTGAAAATTCTTTAGCTAATTCACACCATTTCTTTTTCTTAACACCTTTACTTGTATTACATTTTGCCCAAAAGAATCCTTGTTGTGCTTTTGATTGAAATTTTTCGGTTACTTCGCCAGAAGTCGCACCAATAATTGGTTCTGGTGATGTTACAATCGTTTGTGTACCACTTTTTGTTACTGTAGCAGGACCAGTTGTTGCAACTTCACCTGTTGAATTAATTTGTGCTTGATTAACTATTTTTTTTGTGATTTGTGCTTGTTCCTTAGTTTCAAATTTTTCAACCAGGATTCTTATTTGGTTTGGTTTCATTTTTGATATCGTGGTAAAATGGATTCCATTTTCTAATAATATCTCAACATTTCTTTTAGTTTTCATATACTACTTTTTTTTCAAATTGTAACACAAGATCTCTCTCGTATAATTTATCTTTTACGTCTTGTTCTTGGTCTCCATATTTAAAAACCAATCTTTTAACTAATGAGAAATCAATCTCGTCTTCTTTCTCCCAACCTAAAGCAATAACACCATCAATTGAATCTTGAACAGAAAATACATCAGAATTTTGTACCAACTCCAATGTAATTTCATTATGTGTTAATGTCCCAACCTTTTTTACATGGTCAACATCTGGTGGACTTGGGTAACCATTTGCCGGTCTTGCTTCCCAATTTTCACCCCAAACATCTTCCAAAGAATTACCAAAAATAAATTCATAAATGTTTTCACCCTTATAATTAGGACCCAAACCATTTATGTATAATAAGTAACTCATATTACCAATCCGTTGATTGTAATTTTTGTGTTAATAACTCCTTCCTTAAATACCAAATTTCCTTTATTGGTTTTTCCAACAAGGGTAGAAACTGGGTTTTTTTTCATATATTTTAATGCAATTCTTTCTTGTCTGATATTTTCAGAAAGATTTTTAACATTCATATAATTTGTTTCTTTTAATTTTTCGTGTTTTTCTATTTTTTGTATTTTTTTCTTTTCTTCAGAAATAATTTCTTTTTTCTGTGTTGTAAAATATTGTGAAATAATTTTATCAACTTTTGATTCTCCAAAAGTACCGTGTGAAAAATGGTTATATGTGTGTCTCGGTTCTCTAGCACCTTTTCTGGTGTGTTCTTCGCCCCATTCACCAGTCATATCTTTTAGACCTTGTGCCATTTCTGATTTAACACGATGATTAATTGCATCACCAAGTGTTGCCATTTCACCTAAATCATATTCTGTCATTTCACCGCCAGCTGGTGGTGGTGGAGGTAATGCACCTTCTTCTTCATCAGACGTTGGTTCTGGTAATTCTTCATCACCCATTTCTTCATCTTCGATATCTTCATCTTCTTCTTCGTCACCTTCTTCATCAAAATCACCTTCTAATCTTGAAATAATTTCTTCTAAATCGTCATCATCTAACAAATCAACGTCAAGTGCGGACAAAATAGAATTTATGATGTACTTAACATCATTAGGATCCATATCATCTTCACTATTATATTTTCTAATTCTTTGTGCTAATTTACCTGTAAGTTTTTGAATTACTTTAAATGTAGATCCACCTTCTTTTTTTGATTTTCCTTCATCATCCGATTCTTCTTCATCATCCATATCATCCATTGGTGGTGGAGGTAATTCTTCATCGTCCATATCATCATCCATTGGTGGCGGAGGTAAACCTTCTCCACCCATATCATCCATTGGTGGCGGAGGTAAACCTTCTTCTCTAGTCGCTCCCATATCTGGTGGTGGTAAACCTTCTTCACTCCCCATATCACCCATAGGTGGCACTGCCGGCATTGGTGCCGGAGCTGCTACTGGTTCTGGTGGAAGTAAAGTCCCTTCATCTCCAGTTGGTTCAGTATTTTTTTTACCAGGAAGCTTTAGTTTGAACTTTTTTTTTTGCTCGGTAAATAAAGACATACCCTCTTCATTTCCGTACATTTGGTTAAAGTCTTTAGCTATAAGGTTTAACTTTTTCAATGCCTGTGAGTAAGAAGGAAAATATTTTCTATTTTGGATAGGTTCAATATAGTCAGAATTAATATCATCATAACTTTCTTTAATTATATATCCCAATCTTTCTCTTACGATTGTATACGTTTTACCGTCAGCTAATTCAGCTGTATATTCTGTTTTTTTATCTTCATTTACTGGTTGTGGAATAGATTCGTTGTATCTGGCAATTTCCATAATTCTACGAATTTTATCCATTCCTTCCAACTTTTCACTTCCGATAGGTCTTAATCCTCCCATAGTATATTTTTTTGAATTAATTATTTTTCTTAATAAATATATCGATTATTAAGATTATTTTATTTTTTAATAAATTATTGATTCATAGATAACTTTTTATCTAGAATCTTTGTTGTTGAATCGTGTAATTTCTCAATATATCCATTTCTTCTTAGAATTTTAAAAACAAGATTTTCTGTTGAGTACTCGCCTCCATTTTCAAGACCACACGTTCTATATTTTTTTAACTTATCTTTATATTTCTGAACCATTTCTTTTGCCGTACTTGCGTCTTCGTCTTTTATTGTGTCTAGCAAATCATCTATTATATTCATCCACTGTTTAGCCTTTCCTTTTATTAATTCTTTATCAACGGTTACATCTTCTTTTTCTGGAACATTTGCCCATTCATCAAATAATATTGAATAAACACCACTTGAAAAATGTGATTCGGTTTCATTTTGGACATATAATTCAACTTCATAACCTTTTATTGTAATGTCGTGTTTTTGATTGAATAACATTTTTTTCAAGTTGAATAGTTTTTCATATAGTTCGATTTGATTTTCTTGGTATTGTTGAAAATTTGTAACAATGTGTAAATCAAAATCAGAGTACTTTGACCAATTATAATTAGAAAGCGACCCGGTAAGGATTATATCGGTAACAACAATCTCAATATCCAAAAATTCAATAAATTCATAAGCAATTTCAAGTAACCTTTCCCTTATTTCGGGTTTTAATTTTGGTTCTTTTTTATTACCTTCCCAAACTTTTGGGTTTAATTCATTTTGGGGTTCAAAACTTTTTAATAATTCGGTGTTCATTAAGTATAAATATTATGAAAATGAATTAACTCAATTTCTTATACTTAAAAGTTTTTGAAATGTTTGTGTTAAAAAACGAACCTTGTGATTTTGCTGATCTAAATGAAGTGTAAGTTTGGTGTGGGACATCTTCATATTCGTATTTCATACCGTTTTTAAATTCTGTAATCATTTTTTTTGTTTCGGTATCATATTCAGTTCTAACGATATTTGAAGACTCAACTTCATTTATGATTTTTGTTCCTTTAATTTCTTCTTTAGTGATTGCCATATTGTAAAATTTTATAATAAATATTATAATAACACAAAATCAATTGTATATGATAGTCAGTTTTAAATTATTGACATGCCATAATTTTATGTCTAAAATTAAATAAAAAATTAAATATGGCAATAGAATTTGTAGATGACGGTGATAAGGGTAAAAAGAAAGATGGTGGTACCCCAGTTTTAGATAATTTCAGTAAAGATTTAATAAAAGCAGCGGAGCAAGGTAAATTGGACCCAGTAATTGGTAGACAAAAAGAAATCTTACGTATTGCTCAAGTATTATCTAGAAGAAAGAAAAATAATCCAATTATTATTGGTGAACCTGGTGCTGGTAAGACAGCAATTGTGGAGGGTTTGGCTATGATGATTCACGCCGGTGAATGTCCAAAAAACTTGGCGGATAAACGTATTGTGTCTTTAGATATTAATTCTATTGTTGCTGGTACAAAATACAGAGGGCAATTTGAAGAAAGAATGAAGGTTATAATCGAGGAGTTACAAGCGACCCCAAATATTATAATCTTTATTGATGAAATTCACACAATGGTTGGTGCGGGTAATAGTTCTGGTTCTTTGGATGCCTCCAATATTTTTAAACCAGCATTATCAAGAGGTGAGATTCAATGTATTGGTGCGACAACACTTGATGAATATAGGAAACATTTTGAAAAAGATGGTGCTTTAGAAAGAAGATTTCAAAAAATTATTGTTGATCCATCAACAAAAGAAGAAACGTTTGAGATTTTAAAACAGAGCAAAGAAAAATACGAAGAACACCACAAAGTACATTATACTGATGAATCACTTTGGTTGTGTGTTGAATTAGCTGATAGATATATTACCAATCGTGAATTTCCAGATAAAGCATTTGATATTTTAGATGAGGTTGGTTCACGTATGCAAATTGATATTAAACTCCCTGAACACATTGAGATATTAAAACAAGAAGCTGTTGATATAAAACAAGAAAAAGCCGATGTAATTAAAAAACAAAAATACGAAATGGCGGCAGAACTTCGTGATCGTGAAAAAAGTATCTTAATTAAACTTGATGAAGAAAAAAGGAAATTTGAAGATGATTTAAGTACTAGTAAGCGTGGTATTCCGGAAGATTTGATTTATGAGGTTGTTTCAAATATGACCAAAATACCAGTTAATAAAATTAACATTGATGAAAAAAATTCACTCGTTAATCTTGAAAATTCTTTAAATGAATATATAATTGGCCAGGAAGAAGCGGTTAAGAAAATATCAAAAGCGATTAGAAGAAATAGAGTCGGTATTAAAGACCCAAATAGACCTATTGGTTCATTTATATTTCTTGGTTCTACTGGAGTTGGTAAAACATTTTTAGCTAAAAAATTGGCTAATGAAATTTTTGGTAGCGAGGACAGCTTGATTAGATTTGATATGTCTGAATACCAAGAAAAACACACAATATCGAGACTTATTGGGTCGCCACCAGGATATGTTGGTCACGAAGAAGGTGGACAATTAACAGAACAAGTAAAAAACAAACCATATTCGGTTATACTATTTGATGAGATTGAGAAGGCAAACAAAGATATATTTTCAACACTTCTTCAGATGTTAGACGATGGACATATGACAGATGGTTTAGGAAGAAAAATCAATTTTAAGAATTGTTTAATTATTATGACATCAAATATTGGTGTTAGAAAATTACAGGATTTTGGTGGTGGTGTTGGTTTTAAGACAAATAACAATAGTGATGTTGTCCAGGAAGAATACAAACGAGATGTTTTGAAAAAAGAATTACGTAAGTTTTTTGCACCAGAATTTTTAAATAGAATTGATGATGTTGTTATTTTTAATTCTTTAGTAAAAGAACATATTGATAAAATTGTGAAACTTGAGATAGATAAGTTAATTAATAGACTTAATTCTATGCGATATAAGGTTTCTTACGAATCGTCTGTTATTGATTTAATCGCTAAAGTTGGTTTTGACGAACAATATGGTGCTAGACCAATAAAGAGAGCAATCCAGGACAAAATAGAAGATTTAATTTCGGAAAAAATCTTAACAAGTGAAGTTACAGAAGGAAAAGAATATATGTTATTTGTAAAAGGAGAAGATGAAGACCAAACAATAGAAATAGAAGATAGGTCAAAACCAGAACCAAAAAAACGTGGTAGAAAGAAAAAGGAGGATTAAAACCCCTCCTTTTTTTAATGTTTAGTATAACCTAATTCTTCTATCATTAGTTTACCAACCTTAATACCGTTATAGGTATCTTCCACAACAACGTATTCATTTTTTGTGTGGTAGTTGTAATAACCAATTGATATGTTAAAACAAGATAGACCAAAATTTTGGTTTAACGGAAATATGTCCGTATAGGGGTGTCTGTGATATTTGGTATCACCTGGAAAGTGTTCTGTTATTAAACGACCTCCGACATTAAAAAATTCTGAATCTCTTTTAAACATTGGTTTATTCATCAAAAACTCGGAAATCATATTGTTTTCTGGTGCATCAAATTGGATTACATATCCAATATTTGTAAAGAATTTTGGGTCAGCATTTGATGAACCTTTACACCCAGTTTCTTCCGCAACAAAAAACGCGGCTTTTAAATTTGGTAGTTCTTTTAATAATTCAAGACAAGCATATACACCACATTTGTCGTCACCACCGATACCAGTTGGGTCTCCACTATCATTATATGCTTTAAGTGCTAGTTTAACCTCTTTCTGTGAATTTGGGAGCATCTCTTCCACAACATTGATTGTGTCTAAATTATGAACCGTGTCTGTGTGAGCAACAACACAAGGGAAATACTCGATATTTTCATCAGTTTGTTTTGTTGCGTATATGTTGTAAAAACTATCAACATAATATGGTATATTGTTTTCACCCAACCATTCTGTAATGAAATCAATCATCAAATCTTCTTGGTATGTTTTTGTTGGTACAGATAGTACTTGTTTTAATAATTCAAAATTTCTTTCCATACAACAAATATAGAAATATTATTTTGATTTACAAAAGTTTTTTTAATATTCTTCTTACACTTTCAAAAAGTTCTGGATGATATAACTGTAAATTCAAATCTTCAAGATTATTGACAGATCTTGTTTCTTTTTTATTACCTTTATACAAATCAAAAAATAACGTATTTGTTTTTGTGTCAAATTTATAAAATAAAACATCAATACCTTTTTCTGGTAAATCTATTAATTTACTAAAACCACCAAGACTCATAACTTTATCGTACATTTTATTATATTCTTCTTGGCCAACACCTTCAAAATCTTCTTCAGCTTTTTCTAACATCTTATTAAGGTTTCTTTTAACTTTTTGCTGAAAACCTTCGGTATCATAATCATCACACCAAACACTATATTCTAACTCATACCAACCACCAATAGCTTTACCTCCATAATTTTCATATAGTAATTTTAACATTATTTTTAAATCCTCGTCTTCAGCATTTAACATTTTATATAAATTTAATAAAATATTAACAGATGTTACAAATTTATAAGCATGTTGTTTTTGTATGATACCAAAATTTATAAATGGATTATCCGTTTCGTCCATTAATGTTTTTTGTACGGCCCTTGAGTTACATTCTTCGTTATATCTTCCATATTCATATATAATATCAGAGACTTCATCTGGAAACATAGTCCCCAAAAGCTTTGAAATTTCAGAATTCTCCGTTTCATTATTCCCAAGATGTAAACGTAAATTTGGATTTATTAATTTTAATATTTCATTTGTAATTTCAATATTTTCTCCCTGGAAACTTCCAACAATATATCCTTCTTTCCAATCTTCTTCATATCTCCACATATCAAAATCATAGTCGTAATTATACCTACCCATAAATCTTCTCCAGGTCCATAAGTCTTCATCATCAGTAACACCTAAAACTTTTAAAAAATCATCGTCATCATCAAATGTAATTTCAATTTTCGGTGACTTTCCTTTTGAATATGAAATATCATTTATTAGCGGATCTGGATAAGACCATCTATTAACTTCATCACCTTTAGCAATTTTTTTTAAAAATTCGTATGTTTCACTTGCCATATTAAATAAATATTGTTATATTTGTATTTATATATAGTTCTTTGAAAATATGGGGGTGTTTTTGGATTTGACAGGTATCGGCTGAGGAATAAGGGCACGTGGAGACTGAATTAATCTCCTTAAAAACTGATTTAGAAAAACAACTGGCAATGTGCTAAACAAAATGGAAACTCTTGGTTTACTAAGAGGTTCTGAAGTTACTGTAGCTTAATAAGTAAACGGAAACGGGGGTCGGCAGACATATAACCTAGCAACAGAAGTCGTAGTTTGATAGAGCACACCGGATGGCTCTTTAAATCCGATTCGGGACCATTGGTTTTTGATTTACGATGGTGAAGAACAAATCAAATTTGTTTTTGGTCAAATTAAAACCAAATATTTTGGAACGTTAGAAAATGTTAACCTAAACGTGTAGTCCTTATCTGACAGGATATTATGGACCGGAGTTCGAGCCTCCGCACCTCCACTATAGTTCTCCCCATCTCCACAGATGGGGTTTTTTATTAAAAAATACAATAAATTAAAAAACCCACTCTTTTGAAGTGGGTTTTCTTTTTTAGGACATATCCTAATTACTTAGTAGCAGTAGTATCCTTTACAACAGCTGTAGCTTCAACAGTAGCTTCTGGTGTTGCGTTTCCAGTTCCGTTTTCACCACAAGATGTCATAAGAGAGATTGTCGTGAAAATTGTTAAAGAAATTAAAAATAATTTTTTCATTTTGAATAAGGTAATTTTTTTGGTTTATTATAATAATATATATCACATTTTTTGTAAAAAGAAAAGGGCAACCATCCGTTGTCCTCAATTTTTTTAAAAATCGGTATTTTACTTTTTTTACCGATATTTATATATATGAGACCAAAATTAAAAGAAACCGATAAAAGAATTAAAATATCAATAACATTAAGTCCGGAAATAAATAAAAAATTAGACCAGGATATTATAAACAAATCAAAATTGATTGAAAAACTCTTAAAAGATTATTATGGAAACAAAAATTTGTAGTGGATGTAAAGAATTAAAAGAAATTTGTCTTTTCCAAAAAAACAATAATTCTAAGGATGGATTTCGTAGTGAATGTAAAGAATGTTCAAAGGAAAGAAAAAACTAATACCAAAAAAAATTCTTAATGGATACGACAAAAAATATAGAGAAAAAAATAGGGGTTTATTAAATGAAAAACAAAGAGAATATTATCAGAAAAATAGAGAAAAAGAATTATTACGAAATAAAATATACCGTAATAAAAAAATTATAATTTCTATTAATAAAAAAAGTAAGTCTCCAGAAACTTGGCAAAAAAAGAATAAAGTATTATTTTATAAAAAAAGAAATGAAAAATATAAAAATGACATTCTTTATAAACTATCATTAAATGTTAGAAATAGGTTAAATTCTTTTTTAAAATTAAATAAAATAAGTAAAAAGAATAAAACATTTGATATTGTAGGTTGTGATTCTTTATTCCTTAAAAGATATATTGAAAATAAATTTGTTGATGGGATGTCTTGGGATAATAGGTATATGTGGCATATTGATCACATTATACCTCTATCTTCAGCAAAAACAGAAGAAGAAATATATAAATTATGTGATTACACTAATTTACAACCACTATGGATTAAGGAAAATTTAAGTAAAGGTTCTAAAATTTTAAAATAAACCTGAGATTACAGTTTTTTATAAGTGTCTTTTGAGTCATTATTTATTCTACTCTTATCCACAAGCTTTTGACTTGTAACACTCATTACCGATTGGTTAGACCAATCACTCCTTGACGATATAACTACTCTCTTACTACTCCTGTCTCCTCAAGATTGCGTCCTGATTCGGTCTTCGACGACCTAGAGATTTTTCATAAAAATACGGTCAAACTTGCGGTTATCACGTTCCACTGACTGCCAGTGAATAGGTGGGTAACTTCCGTTATATCGTGACGAACACTTTTGCTTTTTAGTTATAAGTTTTACCTTTTCCATAAAAGTTTTTGTGTTGTGGATTGATAGAAGTAGTGGTCCGTCTTAAGCTTTGTTACCTTTTGGATAACAAAATACCAAACTACTCCTTGAAATGTCCCCATCTCAATATTTCTAGACTACTTCGAGATTGAACCCTTGGTAAGGTTTAATCAAGGTTAATAACAGCACCACCTGTACACGAACATACCTTTCGGTTTTAAGTATCCTATGATACTGGAACACGCAATAATAAAATTGGATAACTCTATTTTTTGCATAATTCCTACGGGTTATTCCTATTGATGTTCCCATCTCAAACTGACAACCCACATTGCCAATTCACCTAACCACTTTCCCTACAGCGTTGCCCTCGGTACTAAAGATTAAACGGTATCCCGCTTGTGTACTCAAGTTCAGTTGCCTAAACCGCAAATAAGTTAACACAACTCACTCACTTTATCCTGGTTTCCCAGTTTATTTTATGGACTATACACGGCCCAATATCTTTATCAGTTTCATTACTTACTCCTGAACGGATAATTTCTATTTTCAAAGAACGTTTTCGGTCATTTCCGAATTTGTTTTACAAAGTTAAGACTTTTATTTTGATTTGTCAAGTACTTTGTGAACTTTTTTAATTTCTTTCTACGTAAACATGTGTTGTACCATACTTTGTTGCCATAATATGGGCAAACTCTAAATTTGGTGTGAAGACTTTTTGTCCTTCTTTGTTAACATATCCGTAGATTTCAACTTCAATTACTTGTGTTTCTTGTTCTGTCATTTTGTTTGTTTTTAAATACATTACAAACATATATTAAATATTTGATTGTGTCAAGAAAGTTAAAGAATTTTTTTCATCAAATCTTTCATTCTACTTAACTCTTCATTTAATTTGATATTTTCCTCTTCTTTTTTTGTTATAACATTTTTTTCTTCACCAATATCTTTTTTTGAGTAGTATTCTCTAAATTTTTTCATAAAAGCTTTGATTTTTTCCAAATCGAGTTTGATTTCCCCACCACTATCATCGGAAATTTTAACATCAAACTTTTCGGCAATTGTTTTAATTTCACTTCTATTAAAATCAGTTTTACCCAATTCTTTTTCAAAATAATCTAAACATTCGTCTAAACTATTAAATGTTTTATCTTTTAAATCATTTATGAAAGTTTCAGCTTCTGAATTTGATGTTGTTTCACCCTTTACAATTGAATCTTTTTTATTAATAACAAGTGCGGCCAAAACAATCTTAGAAAAATTATCTTTAACACCTAATGTTCCCAATTTTTCTAAAACAGATTTAATTATTGACTGTTCGCCAGAAGAAAATACTGTGTAAAATATTTTTTTAATTTTTGGTGTTTCTTCTGTTGATTTTTGATTTTTTTTAGTTGGTTCCGAAGAATCGGATTCACTTTTTTTGAACTCGGATGATGAGCTTGAGGTATTTCTTACTCCAACGTGTATGTGATTGTCGTGCATAGAATCAGACCTCCAAAGAATTTGATATCTATAACCATCTTTTGTAAATGAGGAATATGTTTTTCTAGCTGGCTTCCATTTACTACTATCTGCAACTTCTTGAGTAATCCAACCTAATTTTACTAATTTATCTTTTATTATCTTAAAACCTTCATCACCTTGTTTTAGCGAACAACCAATATCAACACCATAAGAACCTACAGATCCTTGCCAGTGATCAGATTTTCTACCACTTGCTGTATTTTCTTTACTACGTTTTTGTGAACCGGGATAGATTCCAACACCTTTAACCCAAGAAGCAACCTCAAGAGCTCTTTCCATTGATCCACCCCAATTTCCGCCAATACCACCTCCGGGACAAACCGCACGTTGATTAACACATCCAGGGTATTTTTTACCAACAGTAAAACCAAAAGTTTCTGATTCATTTATATATTGTTTCATTAAAAATACTTTTATGATAAATATATCAACTTATTAAAAACCATTCTGGAATACTTCTATTTTTCCAATTTACAAAAGATTTTTTTGCTTCTATATAATAATTTCTATATGAGTCAATAACAGATTCCACTTTATATTCGTCTGGCATTGCTTTTGCTGGTTGGGTAAAATCTTTATCTGGTATATTTGGTTTATTAATTAAACACCATTCTATTATATCCTGTGATTTATGTCTTTTACCATAGCGGTAAGTATATTCTTTACATAACTCCAAACCAAGATCACATAAATAAAGATAATTTGATAATGATTCTCTGGACCAAATAGCACAAGGATGATTTTTGTGTGATAATTTATATGGTGCTTCTGAACCAATAACCCAATGTACACCACATAAAAGTTGTGCAGTTTCAAGTATCATCTTAACTACGTGTTTATCACAATGATACTGTGCACATTTTTGTGTATCAAAATCTAAAAAAAATATATTCATAAAACAAAGATATAAAATATTTTTTAATCAACAAAAAACCCCACCTAAAAGATGGGGTCTAAAAAAAGTTATAATAAACTTATTTTTTAGTAATTACAGACCAAATAGCCCCTGCTAATGTCATAATACCACCAGTGATTTCAGTAACAACACTTTCTTCTGCCCATCCTTTCATAACAACAATACCACCAGCAAATGTTAATGCGTGTCTAACAATTCCTAATACTTGTTCTTTTGTTAATTTCATTTTAATTTGATTTAACGTTTATTTTTATATATATAAATATATTTATTAAGTAAAAAAGTTATGAAACAAAATATCAATGAAGAGTTAAATTATATAAAATACCTTTTGGGGTATAAAAAAGGTGTGGTAATTTCTGAACAAGAAACAACACCTGAAACACCAGCAACACCAACTCAACAAGGTGGTGATGGTTGTATTCCATTAACAATCAGTGGAAAATTTAATCCTAAAAAGACCGATTCCACAGAATATTTAACAAATATAATTGCAGAACTTGATAAACAAATTAAGGGTAAACCAGAATTTCAAGGGGGTACTGTAACAAGTATGAGAATTATTGGTGGTGCAAGTAATGTTGATAATGGTGTTAAATCTGATTTTACATTAAATAACGATTACACACCAAGAGACGGAAAACCCAACGAAACTAAAGAATTTCAAAATAATATGGGTTATGCTCAAGCAAGAATTAACGCCACTAAACAACCAATATTAGATGAGTTACAAAAAGTTGGTTTAACTGTTAGCGTTGAGCCAACAACCGAAGCTCACGTTATTGATACTGGTGGTGCTAGTGATGTAAACCGTAATACAACAACACATCCAAAAGAAGGGCAAGTTGTTATAATTCAAATTACCGTTTGTCCTGTTGCTAAACAAAAAACTGGTGAGGATAGTGATAGATTACCATATTTAAAACCACAATTAATACCAACAAATCAAGGTGAAATAATACCAAGTGAAGAAACTTTAAGGGAATGTTACGAAAATTCAAGAATTAGAGTTTATTATCAAGGTACTGCTCACCACTGTAACTATGCTGTATATAACATATTTGCAAATGGAATACAACTTAAAAGAGAAACCGGAGAAGATTACGCATCTTTAAATAATATAGGTAAAATTAGAAAAAAGGTTAAAGGAGTCTTAAATGACAAACAAGTTGGTTTTGATGATGCTGAAATATTACCTGGTAGCAAATATAAAAAATGTGGTAGAGGTAATGAATGTGGTAGGTCTAACACATTTGTTTTAGATAAGATAACAAATGAATCATTTTTTAATAGAGATGTATTATTTAAAAATAATGGTGCTTTAGTTATTACAGCAGCCTGTACCGATAGAGGTCAAGGTCCTTACAATAATTCAAGCGATTGTCATACAAATGTTGGTCAAATTTCATTTAAAATTACCGGAATGGAAGAAAAGGCTATTGACGCTACTGACACACCAAATATGTTTGATGAACAAAAAGAAATTGGTAAATTTGACGCTTGTAAAACTTATACAAGAAAAGCTGTAAAATAATTAAGTTACTTGTTATAATGCAACTTAATTATTTCTTTATCAAGTTCTGAAAAAGTTATTTGCGAATTGGTTCCTTGAAAAAAGATACTATCTGGGTATTCCCAAGAATCGTTTGCAAGACCAAATGATTGTGTGACTTCTTCACGTATAACACTTTTTAATCTATTCCCTCTTAATCTTTCATTAATGAAAACATAACCACTATATATAGTATGATTGTATGTGTTTGTACAAGTAAATCCATTAAATTGACCTTCCATAACAACATTATATCTTTTTTTATAATCTGAAAAATTACCACAATAAACAATTAGGTTCGCTTCACTTTTTTTATTGGTTATTGAAATTGAAATTGAATCAATTATGTCGTTTAAGTCTTTAATGACCTCTTCACTATATTTTTTAATGGTATCGGAATTTTCAAAATCAAAATATATTTTAACATCATTTTTCCATTTACAAAAAGTAGCTGTTGGGTCCCCATATTCAGATTTACCAGCAATTTCATTGTAATACTCTATAATTGAATCTTGAGTTAAAGAAACAAAAGAAAATAGGATAAATATGGTTGTTATAATTGTTTTCATAGAACAAAGATATAAAGTTTTTTTTAATTCACAAACTATTCTTTATCTTTAACTTTAAATAATTTTTTAAAGTTTCTTTCCCACTCATTAATTGCTGGTCTAAGAGTGATGAAATAACCAACAAGACCAATTAAAAATGGTATAATTGCAAATTCACCTTCTAGAAATTTTACAAATAAAGTTGAGCCAAAAACTACAACAATTATTGATAAAACTGTTGCCAAAACTGTTAATAACGCATCTTTCATAATATATAATTTTAGTTGTCAGGGTGGGATTCGAACCCACAATGAGCAACCTTCCTCAACGGAAGGATTCGGCACCGATGCTTTTTACACTCCTGACAAACAACGACTCTTCAGCTTTCTACTCCCAGCTCCGAGGAATTGTATATAACTTAGCCCATCTCACCGCTGTGTGGGAACTGAAGTTCATCGTCTTTTTCTTACTGTAAAGATAAACAAAATAAAGAATAATAACAATAGTGGTGTCATAATATTTTTTTTTAATTTTAAAAAAGGTGGAGATTTGCACCAACATATGATCACCCATATGTCTCGTTTCTTTTGTTTTTGGTACTCCACCATCGTAAGTTCTTCTCACCTTACACCACCATTCACGAGATATCCCGAATTCTCCAATGGTTGTTACTCTACTACCAGGAATCAAGTAACCGGTGTAGTCAGGACAGGATTCGAACCTATCACGAGATAAGTGTGAAAGTCACCTTACCCCAAGGAGTTTTGAGTATTATCTCCCAGCGTCTACCAATTCCGCCACTTGACTGTTTTTACTGTAGTTTAGTAGTTAAATCAAACTCTCGTTTCACTATCTTGATTTAACAGGTTGATACACTTTACGAGTTTCCCGTTTCTTACAACCACAATATTTTAAAATCACTTTCACCCCCTGTATAGACATACGTCAGATGTTTAAAGTCAGACTTAACTATTAAGGGAACCACCCGTGATTTTTATTTCCAATATTTCAAAGAACCCTTTTCCTTATTTGTTTAACAAAGATATGTATTTTATTTCAATCTACCAAATCTTTTTTAAACTTTTCTTTTCTTGTGTATTTTTTTTTATTACGATACACATTTGGTCTTGTTGCCATCTTAATCTCCTGATATGTAATCTCAATTGTTTTCATCGTTATATAGTCTTTGAACGTGTTTAATTATTTTATTTATATCTTCTTCTGTTTGGTAAGCTAGTACATCATTTGTTATTTCTGTATCATAGCAAATCTCCCACTGATCTTTTGTTCCTTTTAAAATCGCAACCTCCCAGGTTTTATCATCTGTGTAAGACGAATATCTGGTACTATAAGGATGTTTAATTCTAATAAGTGAAAGTCCGTATCCACCAGGAAAAAAAATCAGTCCGTGTGATCCTTCACCATCTGGGTGTTGTCTAAACTCTATATCCTTAAATGTTATCATAAAACAAAAGTATAAATAATTTTTTAATCTACCAAATTTTCAAAGAACAAAAAAACCCCTCTTTTTTAGAGAGGGGCTTCAAAATTTTTATATGTATAAAATATTACACCCTCTCCTTGAAAGAATCCTCAGCTAAATCGCCTCCTATCAATGATATGTGTAAATTTTTCATTTGCGGTTTTTTAATTTTTTTATAAATATACGAAACTTTTTAAAAGTGTCAAGTTTTATTTAATTAATTTTGATAATTCAGCTTTAATATCCCCCATTTCGTTGAATCTGAAATCTTTTCCAAATCTACTTCCTTCTTTTTTTACTGTAAACGCATTTCTTCTGAACATAACTTGACCTACGTGTTCTCCATCACAATGAACCTCAAAATCGGTCCCAACTTGTTTTACTTTACAATCTTTAGATTTTAAAAAATCTTTTATTTTATCTCGGAAATTTTCCATCTTAACATCAAGGTCTTTTTCCTTTGATGATTTTTCAATATTTCCTTCTTGGATTACTCGTTTAACAATACGAACTAAATCTGATTCTGTTAATCTTATTATTTTTTTCATAATAATAAATATATCATTATAATTCTTTTTCAATAGTACTTAACCACTTTCTTATTGTATTATCACTAACACCATATTTTCTACCTACACCGGAATATCCCATTTCCGTTACTTCGCTAAGTAATTGGTTAAATGGAGGTCTTTCAACCCTTCTATTTTTTATACTCCAACACTTTTCACACATCGTTGATCTTAAATTAATTTGTGAACCACACTGACAAGTCTTCATTTTTTTAATTTTAATTGGTTTATCTTTTACTTTAAATAATTTTGTTGTATTAGAATAATTATGTTCTTGCATATGACAATTAGAGCAAAGAATTTTTAAATTTTCTAATTTATTATTAAATCTATTTTCATCTATGTGGTGGAGTTCTAAAGGTATTGGTTTACCCATCCATTCTTCTAAACCACAACACTCACATTTTTTTTCTTTAACCTCTTGTTCTACCAATATTTGTCTTAATCGAGATGTGTTAATATATTTACCATTTTCGGTATATTCTTTATAATCTTTTCTGGATTCAAGATGAGGTCTACCTTTACGATTCTGATTACCATTATACTCTAAACCATACTTTTTTAAGTATTTATTTAATGTATCTTGTTTTACCATTAATAAACGACAAATAGACACTTTTGGTTCGTTACTCTCAATCATATTCAAAATAACTGAAAAATTATCTTTAAATTTTTTTTCTGTATTATTCATAATATCACTTTATTATAAATATCAAGAAAATTAAAAAAAGGTAGACACATTTAATATTTTTTTTATATGTCTACCCTTTTTGTACCTTCGGTGGGATTCGAACCCACAAAAACACCGCTTCTAAGGCGGTTAGCTGTGCCAGTTTACATCAGTCACGAAGGCATTTTGTTGAGGTCCTAATTGGAATCAAACCAATCTAACCGGTTTTGCAGACCGGTGCCTAAGTCTCTCGGCCATAGGACCATATATTAACGGCAGTGGTGATCTGCCGCTTTTGTTGCAATTTGATTGTCAGGTTTAATATTTGTTTTATAACCTAACGATGTCGCCCACCCCACAACAGGGGGAACAAGTTTTGAACTGAAATGTTTTTCTTGACTATTATAATCTAAGTCAATCTCAACTTGCACCTTTACTTTTTTGGTTAACCATTCGGCAACCTCAATTGAATAATCGGCCTCATTCCAAAGACGTGTCCATTTATCTCTTATTTTTTTTACTTTTTGTTTGTGAAGAATATAATGAACACCCCTATTCCCGTACCTATATGCTATTACCGTAACATACACGGTACTTCTTCTGTGGTTTTGTGAGTCAGTCCCGATGTGTACTTCCACCCAGGGACATTCTTTTAGAACCCCCAAAGTGTGGTTAACCACATCTGGTATCGCATCACCATTAACCGTTCTAAATACTCTGTTCATTTTAGTTAATTTTAATTGTTTGTGGACAGGGAGGGAATCGAACCCCCGACACATAGAGCTTCAATATAGTGCTCTACCAGCTGAGCTACCTGTCCTTATTTAACTTGAAACGCAAACTTAACAACACGTTTCTTTTTTTGTGAATCTTCCCAATTACCAATCACAACACCATCTTTAATTGTGAATGCGTGTTTTGATACAAGAATGAAGAATGTACCAATAGGGTTTTGTTTTGTAAAAGTACCTACAGTCATCTCTCGTTTAACAACACCGTCTTTTGTCTTTACAGGGTATCTCAAGCTGTGTGTTCCCATCTCACTTTTAGTACCGACACATTTAACTCTTTTGTAGTTAACTTGTCTTTTGTCTTCTGAAAGTTTTGTCATTTTTAAAACAGTACCATAAGTCCCCTCACGATTTTTACGTCCAAAGTTTTCTCTAACGTATTTGTGAGCGTAATCGTAAGATACATCAAAACAAGATGCAAATGCTCTTACAACACAATCGTTGGTTTCATTTTTTGCGATTGCAGATTCTTTATAACCTTTAATGGCTTTTCCTGTAGTACAATATGGTAGTGCGTCTTTCATACTGTAAAGATACAAAATCTTTTTTAATTGGCAAAATTAAAAATTTGCGCAAAACTTCCGAGTCGAACAAAAATTTGATGGTTTGGAATCGTCCGTGTTAGCCATTACACTAATCTTGCAAATTTGCCCGACCTAGCTCGGGACCGACTTCGGATATCAAAAAAGATGATGAACAACTTTATCAGGAATCCCGTCCTTAGACTTCACACACCATTAGAGAGCTGGGTTGTTACATCAATACAATTAAGATTGAATACCTATCCTTAGTGTGTACCCTTACGAACACCTCTCCGTGTCCGTTGCTCTACGCCTTTTATCATCTTTAGTATCCTCGGAGAGATTCGAACTCCCATTTTATAGTCCGTAGCTATATGTTCTTATCCGTTGAACTACGAGGATATTTTGTGTGTACGATGGGGGTCGAACCCACGACCTCTTGAACCACAATCAAGTGCTCTACCAACTGAGCTACATACACCATATTGTACCAATAAAGGGTATCGAACCCAATGACATCCAGGATATGAGCCCGGACCGAAAACCTTTCCTATTGGTATATTAAGGAAAGTAGTGGTAACGATCCACAATCGGTTTCTTACCGATCACATTGTTTAGCAAACAAGTCCCGTCGCCTTCAGGGATTACTTTCCATTTGTGCTCATAACAGGACTCGAACCTGTAACCTCCGACGTATCAGGTCGACTATCTAACCAATTGATGTATATGAGCTTGTTGCGGAACAGGTAGGACTCGAACTTACAATCCCTTGATTAACAGTCAAGTGCTTCACCATTAAGCTACTGATCCTTTTGTGGGAGCAGATGGAATCGAACCACCAAGCCGATGTTTTACAGACACGAGCAGGACCCTGCCGATACTCCCAAACACGGTTTATAGGAACTTACCGTAAACTTCTCGTACCCCAAGATGGATTCGAACCACCACCGGTAGTTTGTAATACTACCGCTACTACCAGCTGAGCTAAAGGTGCATCTTATTTAAATTTGTTAATGGGACAAGTGTTAATCAATTCTTTAACCCATTCACTAAAAACCTTTGGTGGTTTCATTTTTTTCTTAGTCATAGTATCGTGTTGGATACTCATACCTCTCATATAGGATTGTTTACACATTTCCTCAACTTCTTTTTTATTAAACATTCTTTCCATAACACAAAGATAATACTTTTTTTTAATCTACCAAATTTTTTTAAAAATCCCTTCGTTGGTACTCGCCGTTTCTATAGTCGACACTTTCCTCATTTTTGTTTTTATAAGTGTACTTCCCTACTGGGACTTGAAGTCAACAC